AGTACCATAACGAGTCTAAGCGTCTCCTCATCCAATCGGCTACCCGCGAAGGCGACAGTATTTTGGATGTAGGATGTGGATTCGGTGGTGATCTCCAAAAGTGGCGACACGCCGGTGCAAATATAAGTATGTGTGAACCGAACCCAGAATCACTTAAGGAGGCTAAGTCGCGTGCCAAAAATATGAAAATACGTGTCAATTTTTATGAAGGTGATATATTCGCGTGTCCACAAAGAAAATATGATGTCGTATGTTATAACTTTGCGTTACACTATATATTTGAATCACCCAAGTTATTCGAGACGTCTTTATTAGCAATTAAAAATAGAATAAAACCTGGTGGTCAATTCATAGGAATTATACCGAATTCAGATAAGATTATCATGAATACACCCGTAAAAGACGAATTAGGAAACTATTTTCTAATGAAACATACGAGTTCAGGAAACTTTGGGGAAAAGTTATACGTCCATTTAGCCGATACGCCGTATTATGCCGACGGTCCAAAAGTCGAACCTATCGCACACAAGGATATGTTTTTTACACGAATGGAAGATTTGGGGTTTACTTTAACACTATGGGAAGATCTTAAAGGGAACCCGGTTTCGGATTTGTATAGTAAATTTAGGTTTGTGTATAGAAAAAAGTAAAATAAAATAATAGATTATATCAGTATGATGCTATTATATTTCACCATCTTCATAATTCTTATGTTAACAACTTTACTGTTAACTATACTATATAAGAATATACCCGTAAAATCTGATGAGGTTCAGGAAGAAGAAATAGATGAAGATATTGTAGAAGAGGAAATACAGGATACGGTTTTGGATTCTGATTCGGAAGATGAAGATGAAATTTTAAATGGTATGACACAAGGATCGTCTATAAAACCACCAAGAGAAAAATCTCCCCCAAAAATTAGTCAACCTCAACCCACTGTACCCGTTCGAGTACCCATAGCCCCTTCCCCTCAGCCCTCAGCTCCACCTCCACCAGCATCTTTAGAACCTCTACCTCCTACCCCTCCAGCTCCACCTCCACCAGCATCTTTAGAACCTCTACCTCCTACCCCTCCAGCTCCACTCCCTCCAGCTCCACCTCCACCTCCACCCAGACCTACACCCACCTATACAGTTTCGCACAGTGTGAGAGACATTTCAAAAACGATGACGGTGAATATTACAAACATTACGAACGCGCACAATTCGTTCGTAATCACTTTTCACGCGGCGGGGATCCCTTGTGAAAAGTTGAATTGCATGAAGCCATACATTGTTGAAGAGTATGTTTTAAAAACACACACTTTGACGGATGGAGAAACCAGTTTCAGTTTTAAAGTTAACGCACATGACTACGGTTCATACGACTATATTGTTAAACTTAACGGAAAGCAAACTGATACTTTCACAGCAACATTTACAGCACCTCCATCTCAACCTCCACCTCCTCCTGACAAATGGATTACATATAATAAAAAATATAACTACAGTAGTTTGAATGGTAAATTCGTAAATTCTGATGACATTCCGGGTAAAATATCTGAATATTCTCGTCTTACTGATATAAGTATCGATGATTGTAAAGAAGTGTGTGATGAATTAGAATATTGTAATTCTATCGAATATTCAGATATTTTCACACCTATGTGTTATATCACGAGTGCGACTATAGAAGATACATCACACATTGCACAAAATGAGAGTGGGACAAAAATATTTCAGAAAACCATTACTAAATCGTATACACCTCCACCAGCTGCATCTTTAGAACCTCTACCCCCTACTCCTCCAACTCCAACTCCAACTCCAACTCCAACTCCAACTCCAACTCCAACTCCAACTCCAACTCCAACTCCAACTCCTTCCACAAAAGGTATCCGGTACGTATGGTTCGGATACGAAGATTCGGATTATAATAGACCCTTGAATATACGTGAGATTGAAGTATATTCAGGAGGTGTAAATATTGTAAAAGGTTTCGGTGGAGATACAGTTGATTCAGTATCTGGCTTTTATAAGGATGGTAATGAGTTTCCCCCACAACAATTATTTGACCAACAAACGTCGAGTCTTAATTTTGCTCATACGAACGATGCGAAAACAAATTACTTTAAAATAGATTTGGGAAAAGAGTACTCGGTGATAGATAAAGTTTTGGTATACAATAGAACCGATTGTTGTCATGATAGATGGGCGGGATCGTTTGTTAAGTTATTGGATACTGATGGTAATGAAATTAAGAGATCTGAAAAATTACCATCTAATAGGGGGGAAGCGGAAAATTATAAGGAAGATGGAATTAGAGTTAAAACATTCTTCGCACCTTTAGTAACTACTAGTACAATTGCCCATGGAATGTATGTTAGTGAAAAGCAGGCGAATGATGCCGCCGCTAACTATTTGAAAAGTGGAAGTGATAAACGAGCGGAAATTGAAGCCGATATTGCAAAAAATCTCACTTCGTCTGGCGCGGGATCTTTCACGGCTTCAGATATATCAGTTGTCAAAATAGAAGTTAATCGAACAGGAAGAAATGTATGGTCACTTAATATTACAGTCGAAATTACGAACAGAAAGGAAGCTCCACCTCCACCACCTCCTCCTCCTCTCCCTCCCCTTTATCAACCTCCAACTCTTAAGTTAGAAAGCGGTAAAATAATAAAAGTAGTTGAAAAAGACATCAAGAAGACGTTTGTCGCTGAGAATTTGGCACGAATTTATGCCGAATCTATTAAAAGCGATGAACGTAAGAGACGAATTATTATAAACGATTATATCAAAAAACAAAAGGAATCTGATAAAAATTTTTATAATGCAGAATATGTCGGTGTAAGGCTTGAAAATAAAGAAGTATATATAAAAGTAAATGTATCAGAAATTTCCATCGACATCGAAAATTTGCCGAAAAATAAAGTAGTAAAAGTAGTTGAAAAAGAAATCCATATTTACTATTCTAGTTCTGAGACTAAAGTACGAAGTTATGCCGAATCTTTTGATAGTAATGAAAGAGACACCGGTCACGGGACAAGACAATCTGTTATAGATACTTATATCAGAGAACAAAAGGAATCTGATAAAAATTTTATAAATGCAGAATATGTCCAGCCTTTTCGTTTTCGCTTTGATTTTAAAAACTATTGGAAAGACGTATATGTAAAAGTAAATGTATCAGAAATAGGTGATTCCCCGGAAGAAATACAGAGAAAGAAGGACGAGAAAGCAGCAGCAGAAGCAGCAGAAAGGGCAGAACAAGAGCGGAAACAAATGGAGAAAATAGAAAAAGATCGACTCGAGAAAGAAAATAAATTTTATGAGGAATACCCAACAATGAAAAAATCAATATTAAAAGAAATTTTAAGTAAGAGTTCTTACCATTTTCCTTCGGCTAGAACTGAGGCTCAAAAATTATTAAACGAAGAAGAGGCAGCGGCGCAAGCAGCGGCAGCAGCACAGAAAAAATTAGAAGAGGAACAGAAAGCAGCGGCAGCAGCGGCAGCGGCAGCGGTAGCGGCGGTAGCGGCAGCGGAAGCGGCAGCAGCACAGAAAAAATTAGAAGAGGAACAAAAAGCAGCTGCAGAAGCGGCGGCAGCAGAAGCTAAGAAAAAATTAGAAGAAGCGAAGAATGAACAAGAAAGAATACAAGCTATAAAGGATGCAGAAGAAGCACAGAAAAAATTAGAAGCAGAACAGAAAGCAGCTGCAGAAGCACTAGCAGCGGCAGCGGCAGCGGCAGCGGCGGTAGCGGCAGCGGAAGCGGCAGAAGCTAAGAAAAAATTAGAAGAGGAACAAAAAGCGGCTGCAATAGCAGCGGCTAAGAAAAAGATTGAAGATGAAAAACTCAAATATGGTTCTGAAACATGGAACGTGGTTATATTGGGTAAACACGTGAATACGAAAAGTGTTATCGATTACGAACAATTACAAACTATTAAAATATCCCCAACTACAACATTTTATGACATTATAAAAAATAATATTGTATGGTTTAATGTAGAATCGGTAAGGTATCTTATATGGAGTATATCAAATGATGACACGCCTTATGGTGCCACCTTTTCTGCTTCGTCGTCCATCTACTCGCAAAGGACTCGATTCCACGTGACAGGTAATAATCAATTATCTATTAACGAACCGTTAGACGGCTACGGACGAACCGAGGAAGAAAGCTCTAGATGGGCAACGCGGGATGATATTATGCCTAGTGCAAAAACTACGAGAATAGTAGATGTTTGTTGGGACAATGTGAGAGATGAAATGAAATGTGAAAACAAAACCGTTTATATCCAAATGATTTATAATAAATCTGAACTTAATCAGTCAATTGGTAAAGAGTTAATGACTCCCGTTATAGGAATTCCTATATATACCTTTACTACATTTCCAGATGGAAAATGGTTCAAAATAAAGTATAATCAAGCTAATAAAACGTATTCTTTTAAGAAAATATTACAAACACCGAGTCTAATGCGTGGAATTCAAAGTGTAGAACGCGATATGTTATATAAACGTAAATTCTATGACGATGGTATATATCGATTTAAAGGATCTATCCCCAGCGTCATCCCCGGAACGAACATACAAATGAATCTTGATACTTACGATTTAAGTGAATTTATTATAAAAATCATAAAAGATAAATACGTAATGTATACAAAAGACGATAAATTAATTTCTGGTATGCGTTCGGGTACGTCTCCGCCAAATGGAAATGCGTGGCCAAGTGATCTTATTTTAAATCCAGTAGTAATACCAAAGGATAAAGTTAATAAAACTGATTATGAAAATGCTAAATTTGGTTTAATTGGCGCAATGCCATTTTTACACAATTTTTCAAATAATGGTGAGATTGTACCAAACAAGAAATATTATTCACCAAATAAAAAGTATTATGCTATTTTTATACCTAACGATGGATTATATACTAAAGATGCTGAATCCGATAAATATAAAGTGCGTATTCGTACACCGAATTCCACTTCTACTATATTGTATTCTTCACAAATGGCGTCTGGTGGTTCTCAAATACATTCTTTGATATTCTACAAAGAAAATGAAACTGTGAAGGCCAACCCGGATCTATTCGCCGACTGGTCCTTTCGCCAACGTATTGATACCGAAAAAGCGATTAGGCTTAATACTAATAAAAGAAGAAGTTTTGCACTCGTGGTAACGGATGTAGGTGAACTTTTATGTTTGGATTTATATGAAGGTAAAATAATAAACAATTTTGAAGACTATTCGAAAGACGTTTATGGGAGAGACCGTATCGTACGTGTAAATGAACCAGCAATAGACCCATATCAAGAACAATATCGGGGTTATAAGGGAATACACGAATTTAACCCACAAATACAAAAACAACTACCCAAACCAATACCATGTTCTATATTTTTACCAAAAAATAATGAAGATAAATACCTGACTTTCGAATACGGTGAACGTGGCAAGGTTACGGACAAAAGAAGTGAATCTACACCATTATTCATAAAACAAGCAGAAAATTTGACGGAAAAATATCCAAATAGTTATGAAGTACAACGTGTACTTGGCTCCACGTTTTCTTCAGACACTAAAGACAAAAAGAGAGGAAAAAAAGTTTTGGAAGTTATACGCCCTTATAGTGGTACCGATGCAAGTGAATTGTCAATGATACATTGTAGGACTAGCGACCGTGGCGGTTGTCATACTCTAACCGAATCTCAAATAAAACAAAGCATACCAAAATACGAATGTTTAGATCTACCTAATATTCCTCAAGAGGATTGGGACGTTACGTATATGGATGGAAATAACTAAGTATACGCAGGACGTTATGGGTAATTAATAAAATATTAGTTTATATAAGATGAAAGTATTGAATATTGTCATTATACTATTAATAATTTTATTGTTATATAAAATTATTAATGTGGAAAAATATGAATCTGTTAAAGAACCATTTTTTACCCTTTGGGTATCTGCAGAAAAGACTTCATCGTCATCTCCGGCGCCGGCTTTTCCGCCTTCACCTTCTTCTGCTCCTTCTTCGTCTTATGAATATAATACTATATATGTAGAAATATCGGATTATGAAAAGGGTTTGATACACGAAATCGAATATAAGTCTCCAGAACTTTATATTAGTAATACGTCAAAAAATGAATATATATTACCAGTCGATTATTCGGATGATTTTAAAGATTATTTAGGTAAAAAGGTATCTATAAAATTTTATAGAAATAGTAAAAATCAAAGTGATTTGTTTCATATTACACATACCATGCTTCCATACTCTAAGGAGGGTGAATCGTCATTTGATACATCTAAATTAGAAAATGATGAGGGGTTAATATTTGAAGAAGATACATATAAAGAGGAAGATCAGGTACATGATTGTATAGGAGAGTGGAAAGAAAGTGCACGAGATGGGGGTGGCACTTTTACGGAAAAAAAACTTGGAGTGTCGTATTTAAAATCCGAAACAAATGCGGATAAATGGCAAGCGTTGTTAAAGCGTCCACTATATAATAACGGCGCTTTAATTAAAGCCGAAGGCATGCCCACGTTGGCGAAAGGCTCGAGTGAACCAACCACGAGAATACAGCCAGAATATCAAATCGGAGGGCAGGAGTGGACTTATGAACATATTAAACCAGCGAAAAATGGTGGTAAAGAATGTCCTTATCAAAACGGTAAAACCATTAAAACGCTTTATTCGGGTAGCATGAATAGGAACTATAGCAACGGCGGGGACGGCAACGAAGCTCCGTGGGGAATGTATTTGGCACCCGAGGCATGGGCACCCTTTTTAAATCCTAATATAAACGGAAAGATAATAGATGACCCTGAATATATAGTTAATATAAAAAGCCCAACATATAATGCAGATATGAATGATGTGGCTAAGAAGAAGAAGGAAGAGGAGGACTACAAGAAAACGCCGGAATATCTAGCGGAAGTGGCAGCGGCAGAGGCAGCGGCAGCGGCAGAGGCAGCGGCAGCACAGAAAATAAAAGACGACGCGTTCGCGGTACGATCGGCTGCTGCTAAAGCTCAATACTGGGCGGATGTGGAAGAAAAAGCTAAGAAAAAATTAGAAGAAGAACAGAAAGCAGCGGCAGAAGCAGCGGCAGAAGCAGCGGCAGCTTATATTGAGAAACATCGAGATCTAACAAAGGCGGGTACGAAAGAAACAGTTTGTGAATCAAAAGGACGAGAAGAATTCGAAAAAGTTATAAAAGAAAAATCAAGGTGGCATCAAGTTTATATGGATCGAGATCGGATTTGGGGTACCAAGTTCGGTGAGAAAATGGGGCAAGTAATGGACCACGAGATTCAATGGATTGAAAACGCATGTTCAAACAAATCTGTGGACGACTGTCTTACACTGAAAAATACAAATTATAGTGTATACGGCACAGACTATAGTAAATTTTTTGGATATAGAATGTATGAAAACCCGTCGTTGCCAGGTGGTAAATATGATTTTGGGGTATGTAACTTGGTTGAATATGAATTTGGTGCGGACGGTGAACGTTTCAAAGTTTAATAAAAAGATGTTATGATATCAGGCTAATAGTAAGGTTGACGGTGTTACTAAGTGAAAAACTTAAAAGAGTATTCATTTTTTATATGTGTTTATGATAAGATGATACTCGCCATACTTCTACTTATCATAAACGTGTTATTATTCATAAACACGAGGGAACCACAGAAATTAACAGATGTTCGTGAAAAATACAGGACACTCAGGGAACACCTTAAGGAGACTAATAATCAGGAATTCAAAATGTTACACAAGGAAATTCCAATTACTGCACACAGGCGTATGAATGGGTCGATCGGCTACAATGTGAATAAAGGTAATGATATAGGTTTGTGTATAGATGGTGAACCCAATGAAATATTCCACGTTTTAATACACGAACTCGCACACTGTACGGTTGACGAGTATTCACATAGTAAAGACTTCTGGAAAAAATTTGATGAACTTAGAACAATATGCGTTTCTTTAGGGATATACAGAGAAATACCACAAAGAACCAAATTTTGTGGTAAACACGTCCAGGATAAATAATGTTTGGTATTAATAAATGCAATCGTTCGGCGATTTAATGAAAGCGTATTTGTTACTGAATACTTTACTCGCATCTTCGAGTGCGCCCCTACTTTTAAACAATAAATGGTTAAACATGTTTATAATCATGGTCGTTACACCATTAGTCATTACTATATTACCACGTGGTGGTAATTTAATTGGTCGTTTAGCTATAGATGCACCATTTTTAATGATGTCAACTTTACTAGGTATGGGTATGGTTGCGGGTGTTTCTCAAATAAACAAAAGATTTGAAAAAGATTTTAGAGATTATGGTAAAACTACGAAGAGTACTGGTACTGTTTTAGGACTTCGCGCAGTTGGTTTACTGTTCGGATTTCTCGTTTCCTATTTCATTTTCGGAAAGAGAATGTATAAACATTATAATGCTATTTAAGCGTATCTTCTTGCAACGTAAAAGGCAATCGCCGCGACCATACCGGTCGACGCTAAGCCGATTGCACTTCGATTTCCCTGGTCGTTCAAAAACGATGGGACGAAGTTTGCGAGTTTTTCTTGAACTGGCTTACTAATTGCCGCCGCAGCACACACAGCTACAATGAGTGCTTCGAACTGGTCATCAGTAAGGTTGAATGGATTTTTAGATTCGGATTTTTTTTCAGTCGTTTGTTGTACTGGTTGTTGTTGCGCCATCATCATTGGAGCTTGCATTTGCATTTGTTCCATTCTTGGATCGGCGCTCATCATTGGTGGTTCGAGTAATTGCTCTTGGCCCATAATATCGGAAATTGAAGTAGAGTCCATCGTCTGTTTATTTTCACTCACATTTTTTTCAGGGGGGATATTCGGCACGAAGGATGTCCCTTGATTGTTATTTAGAGATACCATACCGTCGCCATTATCTGAAAGATTCATCGTTCTAACGTCTGTCGCCATTTATATGTACATAGTTTTTTGGTTTTAAATGATTACGCATTATTGTCCTGAAGAGTGTAGTT